ATTCATCACCTTCGCTAATTCTTGTAAAGGCATCCCAAACATAACCTACTGTAGTGCTTCCATCTCCCTCTGAAGAGCCACTTAGTGAGTCTAATGCTGCTGTAAAAGTAGTAGTACTTGGAACAGTTAAAACAGTTAATCTGTTAGTACCAGATGTATTGTGAGATGATGAACCACTAATTCCAAATTTATCACCAACCGCAAGATGATGAGCAACATCAGTTGTTATTAAATTTGATGTTGCGTGCTGAAGAGATGTGATTATAGTTTGTTTATAAACTCTCGTATTACCACTAAGCTCACTAAAAGTAAAATCGCTTGTAGCTTGTATTACAACTGGTTCTGTTGCATAATCACTTTCAAGTAAAGCAAGGCCATATCCACCAGATAAAGTAGCAGCTTGAGAATCTATATAACTATGAGAATCACCTTTTCCTCTTGTTCTTATAGCTCCTTGTTGGTCAACCATAATATTATTAGCAAGAGAAAATTCATTAATAGCAATATCTCTTGGGTCTTTTAAACTATTTATACCACCAGAGAAATTATTTAGAACTAAGAGTTGTTTAGGCATTAATCAAGAATCTCAAAATGAACTAAATCGTCAAACTTATTATCTTTAGTTTCAAAGTCTCCATCCCAGTCTCCACCCCATCTAACCTTCACATTGAGACGTTTAGCGATTCCCTTAACATAACCTCCAAAATAATGAAATCTATCCCTGTCGCCCCAATCTATAGGGTATGGAGCTACATCCATGGCCTTACCCTGAACGTGTTTACCGAATTTGGTCTTAGATTTACCTTGTTCCACTAATTCATTTTGTCTTTCCTGTGAGCGAAGTCCTTCAATAATAGCACAATCAAATTCCTTCACTACTTCATTAAAGACATTCTGGAGTTTAGCATCAACTCCCTTCATTCGTCCTCTGCTTCTCTTGCCGAATCTTGGCATTACTTAGCACCTTTTAATTTTGAAAAGAATCCTTTCTTCTTCTTTTTGCCCTTCTTCTTAATCTTCTTGCCTTTCTTCTTCTTCTTTTTAATCTCAGACATAGCAACCTCAGTAGTATCTAATACAACTGGCTGTGGTTGAGAACTATTAAGAATACTAATTAAAACTATTGTAGTAATTGATTTCATTTAAAACTCCTTCATAACTTTTTTTATTTTTTCAACCATCTCATCATCTTTCTTTGATGGTGTAGCTTTTGCTATCATACCTATAACCCATATGATAACACCTTTAACGCCACGTTTCTTTATTTCTCTTTCTACTAATTTTGAAGCCCAACTCATTTGGATTCTCCTTTTACCATTTTAGTTAATCCTTGAACTATGACATCTAAAAGAATATCATCTTTATCCGAAGGAGACATTTTTACAAGTTTTTCTAGAATCATGAATCCAAGTAGAACCCATTCCCAATTTGCTGATAACCATTCCATTATTTTGTACTCCATGTTATTATTATTGTTAAAATAGCCATACCACCTAATATATAATTACGCCAATTCTCTAGCAACCTTGTACGGCCATTAGATAATTTTAACTGTTCTTTAATATCTGGCAATTCTCTATTTAAGATTGTTTCAATACGGGTAAGCCTTTCTTTGACATCTCCACGATAGTCATCAATATTCTGATAATCCATTATTTAGGATTCCCATTAATTCTTCCACTTAAATAGCTTATCTTTTCTGATAAATCTGACATCTCACGAATCATATCTTCCCTATGTCTCAAGGAAACATCATCTGATTTATTCCATCTTTCAATTAGTTTAATAATCATACCTTCCATATTTGCTAATGTTTCAGATTGCCCACGATTTTCAACTTTTAAATCTTCTAATGTCTTTTGTTGAGCATCTGATTTCTTCGACATTGATACTACCAAGTAGACAAACATCACGCCTACTACGCCAATCATTCCAGCTTCGCCATATACTGCCATAAAATCCATTATTTCTTTTTCCGTTTTCCCCATGATAAGGGATTAATATTAAATTCTTTTTCATAGAAATTTACTTTCTCTTCGAGTTGCTCTCGTTGTATCTTTTCTTCCACCATATGTTTGTCCAGCAAATCACCAATCTTAACATCAGCAGCTAGCATCTCTTCTTCAAGTTGTCCAAGTCTACTCTCGATACGCCAATAGCCATAGACCAACATACCAACAAGTACAAGTAACTGACCCAACCACTTGAGATTAATAGAAACAATAGCATTGTCATCAACAACAGTGCCACGATAACTTCTTGCAGTTTTTGGGTTAGCCATTTAAACATACTATTTGGTGATTATAATCCCACATAAACATATTTTACAGGAATGTCGTATGATGTTGAAATATTGTCCATACTATACCTTTAAATGTTTAGATACCTCTTTACTACCACTATACTGAGGTACTATTCTTGTAAGAAGTTCTGATTTAGTTTCACTTCCACCATAAACAACTCCACGTTTATCATAGAAATCTTTTATTTCTGCTTTAGTATTGGTGTCAGTAGGATAATCTGCTTGTAACGTAGCGACACCATTTATTATATGATGTCCCCCTACTATCAATCTGCCATGTCCATCACCATGCTTCTTAGCACACTCAGTAACAAAGAACTCTTCAGCAGTCTTAAAACTATTAGTTTTCTTCGCTACTGTACTATCTACATCAACAAAGTAATCGTAAGACGAAGGGTACGTCAGAGTCTCAGTAGACCCATCTGCGTATGTTTTAGTGCGAGTAGCACCGGGAGTTGTATTTCTATGAATCCGTACTCGATGACCCTGACTACACCTTCTTACTATCATGCTTCTGCTTCAACCTCTTCTACTTCTTCGGGTTCAAGAGATGCACGTAGCATATTAATGAATGCTTCTTTTCCAACAGATAACTGGTCAGCCATAAACTGATTCGTATTCTGTTTGTTTTGTAAATCGTTAATGTGATTTACCATCATCTTTTGTTCGTCAGTCATGTCCTCAATAACATACTCTTTGTCATCTAAGTTCAAAACTGGCTTTTCTTTTTTTTCTTTAGCCATTATTGACTCCTTGTTTAGTTAATTATTTTGCTTCTAATGCTTCCACTTTTGCTGTTAATTCTTGTACTGCTTTCATTAACAACAACGTAAGTTGTGTTTCTGTTGGAATTGTTTTTAATGGTTTTTCACCTTCCTTAACACAATGCTCCCAGCCTTTCATGTCGTGCATTTCACCGATTGAATCTGGCAATACTTTTTCTAAATCATCTGCAACTATTCCAATTTTTGTTTTTGGAATATCTTTCGTGTGATTCCATTCCCATTCTTTTAATGGAATAGCATTTATTGTATCTAACCCTTTCATTTGAGTTGTTGCAATATCTTTTTTCATTCGCAAATCAGAACCATTAAAAAATTCAGGATTTGCTACGGTACTACTATTTTGGATACCCCCTGCCGCAGTTTCATCGCCATCAAAAAAGGATACATACTTACAATCACCAGCACTACTCGGACCATAAGCACCAGCTCTTACGCTAATTCCTAATCTGTTTGCATTATCGCCCCTATTTTCAAAGGTTCCGCAATAATCACTCGCATCATCTGACCTTGTAATGATTTTCTTTGCAAAAATTCTTGCCCCTGCTCCAGCAGTAGCGGCATCCTGACCGCAATGCACAGCAGTTACAGAAGCATTTCCAAGTGTTACTGAGTTGTCTGCTACTCCTGTTGTGTTAAATCCGATTACTGTTTGATTAGCACCATCGTTTGCACTTGGGTCTGCCCCATCACCAAGAATAGTATTGCCATCTCCTGTTGTGATAACATCTCCAGAGTTAGAACCTATGCAGACATTATTATCTCCTCCAATTATTGAACCACCAGCATCCCAACCCACTGCCGTATTTTGAGCACCAGTACAGGCATCTAATGCTGTTGCACCTACTGCTGTATTATATCCATTTGCTGTAACAGCAGTTAATGCCAAGTATCCCACAGCAGTATTAGAACCTCCCGATGTGAGGGCGGTGAGAGCACCTTTTCCTATAGCCACCGTGCCATCTTGAGCATTTCCAGCGGTATGGTCAAGAGCGTTATATCCAATAGCAACACAATTTTTTACTGCCGCATCGCCACCAGCTAACGCACTTCCACCAATCGCTACGTTTGAATCAGAATCATCATGGTCAACATCTCCCATAGCATGATAACCAATAGCTACATTATAACTTTCACCACCATCTGCTTCTTCCATCG